CAACGCACGAAGGACGGAGCCGGCTACGTCGTCAAGGTGCAAACCAACGACGGCAAGTGGTGGGAATCCCCGCCGGTGGATTTGGCGGACAAGACGACCAGCGTGGTCAAGGTCGCGGTGAACGGGCAGGAACGCGGGGTGCTGGTCGAGGTGAACTCGGCGGGGAATTTTCCGCCGAACTGGTGAGACAGTATGACCGATGCTGAAACAGATATTTGCGAGTGGCAATCCGGGCTTCCATGCGTTGCCGAATGGAACGTCAAGGGGTTCCCCTTGGCGTGGCACGTCCAGCAACTCAAGGCTGGCCATCGGTTTTTGCCGTCGCTGTTCCTGCCGCAGTCTGACGAGGCGAGCAACCCGGCGACGTTTGATCGCTACATGGCGGGTTCGCTCGATGCGCTCCGCTATCTGAGTTCTTACGGCGTGCCGGTCTGTCTACGCATGGCGAACATCGGCCAAGCATTCTACGACCTGCCGGCTTATCGCGTGCCTGTCAAGCCGGAGAATCTTGCGCGTAGTCCTTTGGTATGGTCGCTCAAAGGGGACAAGCTCGACGATCAGCGACAGACGGATACGTTTGCGTCGCCTGGCTTCTGGGGAATCGAGGGTACGGCGCTTGGAACGGCGCAATACATGCGAATGTTGACGAGCGCTATTCTGTCACCGCCGTGGATTTCGTTTGTCGAAAACAACGAGGCCGCCTACGACAAACCGCACTGGTATTTCGATAACATGACGGCGGAGGAGTTGAGCTACAAAGACCCCGAGGAGATCGACGCGCTATCTGTTCGCGCCGGCAAGCGATTGAACCGGATTGTATCTCCGTCCGATTTCATCGACGAAATGGCCGAGCGTCGTGCCGCACAATATGAGGCTTTCCATGCGGCTTTCGAGCGCGAACTGCCGCCGGAATGGCGCGACAGGACATACACCGCCTGCTACCACAAACCCGACCTGCGCTACCCGACCACGACACGCGGGGACGTAGATCGCATCGGGTATCTTCCCGAGCTTCTGCGAGCCGACGGTGCGTCGATCGACAATTACGTCGCGATGAATCAATCGCACGACTTCACATCGCCGGATCACCTCAAAATCAGCAACATGATTCCCGCGTGGAATCAGCAGCGACAGAAGAACCCGCGAGCCTACCGCGAACTGTCGCTCACTCTCGGCAGCAAAGCAGCGATTCAGGGGGCCATCGAAGGCCGGCACGAGCCGATCACGCCGGCATTATTCGAGTGCTACATTCACTGGCTGTTGTGGACGATTCGCGAGCCGGGTGTTCCCGTCATCCTGCGGCATTGGTGCGGTTCTTCCGTGCGGCCAACCGACCCGTTCTTTCCCGACGATCTGCGGCAGCAGTACCCGGCGCTCACGTGTGATGCAACGACGGAAGAGTACATCGCACCGATCATGCGGGCCGTCGATCGCATCTGCGACGACGCGACGCTGCGGTATTTCTGGCTCGGGGGCAGGCCGATCACCCTCGTCGGCGGATCGCTCCCGACCGATTCGCTGCGGCGCGCTGCCGGACTGCCGCCGTACCCCGACCCGCATGGGCCGGACGCGCGACGCCGACACCTGCGCTGCAATGTCAACGGACCTGAAAGCGAATGGTCATGGGACGCCGGGCGGCAGAGATTCAACGGCACGGTCAAGGTCTGGGCCGTCGCGACGAAACGCGACGACGGCTACCTGCTATACGCATGGAGTCCCTGCAAACTCGAAGGAAACATCACTGTGACGATTCCCGACGCGGGAGATGTGGAGATTGACGCGCCGAGCCCGAGTGGCTACTGGCTGCTGTCGGCGGCGGGGCTGCGTGCGAAACGGCTGACATAGACGGAGATAAAACATGGCAACCTACACCGAAATTTTCGACCTGCGCCGCAACAGCGACCTGCGAAACAAGATCGTTGTAGCCGTGGCGGTCAAGGCGGCAGCGATTTTGGATAGCGCAACACCGACGGCGGCACAAGTGACGTGGGCCAAACAGGCCATCGCCAATCCGATGGGGCAGGCGGATGACCTGTTGGTCTATGTGCTCGCGAAGAACGCTGCTTTGACGGCGGCGCAAATCACGGGTGCCAGTGACGCGGCGATCCAGACGGCGGTCAACGGCGCGATCGACAAGATCATCTCCGGGGGTGCCTGACGATGGCTAACGAACTCCTCCAGAAGACCGGCACCCCCGTCGTCTGGGCCGACACGACCGATTTTTCGAGCACGAACAGCGGCTTCACGCGCACGCATCAACTGCTGCTCGAAAACATCGCCAACAATGCCGCGCGGCAGGGGGCCAAGGCCGACCTCGGGGCGACGCGAGCGCGGCAATACGCCGTGGTCGTCGGAATCGAATTCAACTCGGCACCGACCGCCGGCAACGTCGTCGAGGTCTGGTGGTCGTCGAGTCCTAGCGGCACCGCCGGCACGGGCAATACTGGCGGCGCTGGCGGTTCCGATGCGGCCTACAAAGCCGGCGAAGAGGATGAATGGAAACAGCAGTTGCAATATCTGGGGTCGCTGGTCGCGACAGCAGACGGCAACACAACGCCGCAGTACCAGTGTATCGGCTACTTCACGCCACCTGATCGGTACGGAATGCCAGTCGTCGTGAACAAGTCGGGGCAAACCCTGAACGCGACAGACGCGGTTGAAATGTTCGTGGCATTGGTGCCATTGATCGACGAGGCGCAGTGATGCCCGCCAGCTACCACAATCTCGACTGGCCGCAGCCGATCGACTGGCGGCACCCGCTGAACCGCGGGCTGCGCGGCTGGTGGCTGGCTGCGCCGGGACGGGCCAGTGGTGTCTGTTGGATGGACCTTACGGCGAATCGCGTCGGCACGCTCACCAACATGACGCCGCACAGCGATTGGGTTTCGGCCAATCGGCCCGGCGCGAGCAAGCTCTGTCTCGACTTCGACGGCACGAATGACTTCGTGCAGTTCGCCGACAGTTCGATTTTCGATCCCGGTGGACAAGCCACGTGGTCGCTCTGGTTCTGGACGAACACCGCGCAGATAAGTCGTCCGATATGGATGCAGGATGTCGCAAGTGGAAAAACCTTTTCAACTTATAAATGGATTGCAGGGTACGTTTCCGGCAGCAGCACAACTGTGAGTAGCTACGTGCGCGTCGGTGGAACAGCTTATGCCGCCTCGGCGACAACGACGCTGCTTGGGCGGTGGACGCACGTTGTCACCACGTTCGACCGTACCGTGGGCAGCGCAAGATTGAAGACCTACGTGAACGGCACCCTGGCAGCTTCTGCCGACGCCGCCGACGGCGACATTGATTCAGGCGGCGATTGCGAATTGGGACGCTGGGAAGGTAACGCCAGCACTGCTTTCACGGGCCGCGTCGCCGACCTGCAGCTTTGGCACCGTGCCTTGTCCGCCGCCGAAGTCGCCCAACTCTACCGCGAGTCACTGGCCGGTTATCCGACGATGCTCAGGCGGCGCAGGCCCGTGGCGAAAGCGCCGGCTGTGGCAGCCGGCATCATCTACACGCAACTGGAGCGCGGCATTCGCGGCCTGAATCGTGGTTTGTGCATGGGAACGAGAGGGTAACGGTCGATGGGCGCATTCCTGCGGAAATACGGCACGGGAACTGGGGCGGACGTGTATGTCCCCATCATCAAGCGCGCCGTCGTCGATTTCGCGGTTTCTGCCGATTGGACCCCCGCAGCCGGCGACGTGAAAGTCTCGAAAGACGGGGGGGCGGCAGCCAACATCGGCACGCTTCCGACCGCCGTCACGATGGGCAACACGGCCATGTGGAAGTTCGTTTTCGCCGACGCCGAGTTGCAGTGCAAAGTGCTGGCAATCACGGTGGCAGACAGTGCGACGAAAGCGGTCGAAGATCAGATGCTATTGATCGAGACCTACGGCAACGCCTCGGCCATGTATCAGCCGGACCTGAGCGCGGCGAATCTGCCGGCGAATATGACGCAGATTCTCGGCACGGCACCAACGGAAGGGGACGCAGGGCAACTAGCCGGCGGCTTCACCAAATGGTTCAACGTAGCGACGCCAACCGGAACGATCAACAGCCTTCCTGATGCTGTAGCTGGTGCGAGCGGAGGCGTGCTTATCAGCGGATCAAACTCTGGTACAACCACGCTTGGGGCACTGACTGTTACAGGAGCATCCACATTAACGGGTGGTGTCAGCGTGGCTGCCGGTATGAGCATCGTTAATGTAAACGGAACGGGGCTCACAATTTCCAGCACTGGAGCCAATGGTGATGCAATATCGGCTACCGGGAATGGAACTGGTCATGGTATGCATCTGTCGAGTGGCAATGGCCTGACTGGCGATGCTCTGCACCTGGACGCTAACTCGACGAACGGAAATGCACTTTATGGACTGGGCAGTGGCACTGGTGATGGAGCGCATTTTCGTGCTGGAACCGTGGGACATGGTTTGTATTTGATTGGTGGATCAACCAGCGGCGCGGCTCTTACGGTGGCTGCGTTCTCAGGCTCAAATGCAAACGGCGCCGAATTTATTAAAGATGGAACTGGAAAAGATTTGGTGGCGAATATCACTGGAGATATCACCGGAAATCTCAGTGGTTCTATCGGTTCGCTTGGTTTCACCCTAGAGTCAAGTGATTTTGGCACGGACTGGTTGACAGCCACCGGACTCGCGGCTTCCGCCGTCACCGAGATTTGGGCGGCTGTGGCCGATTCGCCTGGGGTCACGACGCTTCTCAGTCGGTTGAGCAGCGCGCGGGCGGGGTATCTGGATAATTTGAGTGCGGGGGCGGTGGCCCTGGCGTCTGGCGTGACAGTCACGACTAACAACGACAAGACGGGCTACAGTCTCGCTGCTGCTGGTCTCGACGCAGTGCTTGTCGAGTCCAGCATCACTGCTGGCGCCGGTCTGACAAATGACGCCGGCTCACAATTAACCAATATCAATGCACGACAGGCACTTTCACTCAATGCTTCTGCACTTGCCGGAATTCTGGCTGGTGCTGCAACATCCAATGTCACATTCAAGCCTGCTGGTAAGCCCAGCGGCAACACCCGTATTGACGCCACGGTTGATGCCGATGGCAACCGCAGTTCTATTAACCTCAAGGTTCCTACATAGGAATAAGACATGCCAGAACCAAGCGAAGAATACAAACGAATTTGTGCCGGCATTGCTGCTTTGGAGGAACAGCGCAGTGCTTGTGAAATCAGGATTAAATCAATCGACTCCGACGCGACGGCACTGGATGAAAAATACTCCAGTGAGAAAGCCACACTGGCTGCAGATCGACTGCAAGCGCGTCAAGAGCGTGAGAAAATCAGCGGACAACTTTCGCATTTTGTTAAACTGCGAGATGCTCAGGCGGTACAGGAACAGGTGCAGGACAACCTGGCTGCTTCTGCAGCGGCACGTCTGGAGGCTGAAAAGCAAACAGCCGATCTTGCTGAGAAAAATAGGCAGGCCGATGAATTGCTGGCAAAATTGAATAAGCAGCTTGAAGCGGCAGCGTCGCCAGTGGGGTGATTGAGTGTTTCCAGTCCGCTACTTCTGTAATGAGGGATTTGCTCCGCGCTACTTTCCGAAAATAGGTGGCGTTATTGTGGCGGCGGTTCCGGTATTTCCCAATGACTCATCTTTCAACACCGAAGGGCCTGCTGATTCGTCCTTTTCGAGGCTGGGGGTAGCAGCTTCAGGAATTACCAGATCGGGATTGGGTTCATCCAGCATCAGAAAGCGTACAAGCAGTTAGTCATGTCCAGGATCAAGATTCGAGAGTTGAGCATCAACCAGGAACGCTTTCTGAGCGTATTCTCCGAGGTGGGGGTGATTACCAAGGCTGCTGCCATAGCCGGGATTGATAAATCCAATCACAGCAAATGGCTGAAAAGCAACGAGAAATACCGTGAGAGATTTGAGGCGGCGGTGGAAGCAGCCAATGACACTCTGATTGCTGAATGTCGCCGCCGCGCCGTTGAGGGTGTGGATGAACCTGTTTACTATAAAGGTGAACAGGTTGACACAGTGAAGAAGTATTCTGATCTGTTGTTAATCTTTGAGATGAAGCGGCGGATGCCTGAGTATCGTGACAAGGTGGATGTTAATAGCCAGCATCAGCATAAGCATGAACTTGTGCAGGTGTATGTTCCCAACAACAATCGCAGAATAGGGGCACAATCTGATGCCTCCTAAGACTAGAACTATCCGCCCGCAGAAAGGCCCGCAGGAGGACTTTCTAAGTTCCAATGCGGATATTGTCATATATGGCGGTTCGAGGGGTGCCGGGAAGATGCTCTGTGTTGAGACTCCCATTCCCACTCCAGATGGCTGGAAAAGGATGGGTGATCTCAAAGCTGGTGATTTGGTTTATTCTGAGAATGGAGTTCCTGTCAGGGTGACAGTTGCCCATCCTGTGGATAGGAAACCTGTCAGTTATCGTTTGTTATTTGACGACGGCTCTTCGATGGATGCTTGTGCAGATCACTTGTGGTTGACGTTCACTCAAAAGGAACTGCAAACGATCAAGAAGAGAACGCCTGAATATAGGGCAGCGCGACAGGCGTCCAGGCTCAGTCGATCACTTGGCAATAAGTCACCAGCATTTGTTGCTGCAATCACAGCTAGAAACAAACGACTTAAAAATGAAATAAAGGAGCCGTCTAAAGGTACTGTCAGGACTACATTGGAAATCATCCAGACACTCAAGGTGAAGCAGGCCCCTGATCGTTGTGGGGGTGCTAATCATGCAATCCCTGTCACCAAACCTTTACAGGGGGATGATATTGCATTACCACTTGACCCTTATCTGCTTGGGGTTTGGCTTGGCGATGGTACATCTATATTTGGAAATGTCACTACTGCTGATGATGAGATTATCAGGTCGATTCGTAAATTGGGATTTACTGTCGATAAAATTCCTAGCTCTCAATATGGGTGGAGCGTTAAGGGTCTCATCACTGTCTTGCGTAAAATGGGACTCAAAGATAACAAACACGTCCCAGCTATCTATCTCAGGGCGTCGTTTGAGCAGCGGCTGGCCTTGTTGCAAGGTTTGATGGATACCGATGGTTATGCGGGCTTGCGGGGCGCTGTAGAATTCACTTCAACCAATTTGAGGCTTGCAGAGGCTGTCCATGAATTGGTTGTTAGTCTGGGAATAAAGGCTCGAATCGGCAAGGGACGGGCTGTTTTGAATGGAATAGATTGTGGGCCAAAATATCGGCTGACTTGGACATCCACCCTGCCAATGTTTCGACTGAAGCGGAAGTTATGCCGGCAGAATAGAACAAAGACACGGCAAACAACCAGATACAGGTACATCATCGCCGCTCGTAAGATTCCATCGCGTCCTATGCGATGCATCACCGTGGATAATCCTACAGGATTATTCCTGGCTGGCAGACAGATGATCCCGACACATAATAGCTTCGCCCTGATAATGGCGCCTTTGGCACATATTGACGTTTCTGGATTTGGCTGTGTTATTTTCCGTCGTACTTTTCCCCAGATCACCAATGAAGGCGGTCTGTGGGATGAATCCAGCAATCTGTATCCGCATCTGGGGGCTCGTCCCACACAGAATGATCTGACATGGCGTTTTCCCAGTGGGGCCGCTGTGTCATTTGCCCATATGCAGAATGAGGCGGATATTGAGAACTGGAAAGGTGCCCAGGTTCCTTTGATCGGCTTGGATCAGATTGAACAATTCAGCGAGAAGCAGTTCTGGGGTTTGCTGGGATCGAATCGTTCGACATGCGGGGTGTTGCCCTACATTCGCGCAACTTGCAATCCTGATCCTGATTCATGGGTGGCTCATTTTATTTCATGGTGGATAGATCAGGATACAGGCTACCCGATTGCCAAGCGGTCAGGAAAAATCCGCTGGTTTGTGCGCATTGAAGGTGAACTGGTTTGGCATGACAACAAGAAGGAATTGATAAAAGCCTTTCCCAAAAGCAAGCCCAAATCATTGACCTTTATTGCAGCCAAGGTGTTTGACAACAAAATTCTGCTGGAAAAGGATGAAGGTTATCTGGCGACGCTGGAAGCCTTGCCCGCTGTGGACCGTGAACGCTATTTGATGGGCAATTGGAAAATCAGGCTGGCAGCAGGCATGATGTTTCCCCGCGATCGTTGGAAATATGTTGATAAACTCCCCGAAGAGAAGATGAAGGTCTGTCGTTTTTGGGATAAAGCTGGGACTGCGGGGGGCAAGGGTGCCAGAACGGCTGGAGTGGCATTGGGTGTCACCGATCCTGGGACATTGAATCAGCGCTGGTATATAATTCATGCCAAGGTGGGCCGCTGGGCTGATAAGGAACGTGAAGACATAATCAAGGAAACAGCCCAAAAGGACGTTGACAGATTTGACGATTACATAGTGGGAGTGGAACAGGAGCCTGGCACAGGCGGACAGGATTCTGCACAGGCTACGATTCGTAATCTGTCGGGTTTCAGGGTGTTCAAAGAGCGTGCTACTGGAGAGAAGCAGTCACGTTGGAAAGAATTCGCCTGTCAGCAGCAGGCAGGTAATGTATATGTCGTCCGATCCAATGATTGGGATTGGCATGAGTACATTATGGAACTGGACGGTCTGGCTGGTGACAAGGAACTGGACAAGAGCAAACTGAAGGACTTAGCTGATGCCAGTTCCGGCGCCTTCAATAAACTGAGTGTGCGGCCTGCCATGCATCGCGGGCCGGTTGTATATGACGTTAATCATGTCACCCAGTCACATGAACTGGATGAATTACTGGATACCATCCCCGAACGAGATCGCAGTCATCATGAACGGCTGGAACATCTGCGGGAACTGGCATCACAACTGGATGGTGACTAATGTTTCGCAGACTGTGGAAAAGAATCTGTGTCCATGCCGAGTCGATGACTGTTATCGAACTGCAAAGACAGGTGGATGAATACAAGGAAGAAACAGTCCCCAAACTGCAGCGCGAAATCGCTGTGTTGAAACATGAAAATGCTACATTAAGTGATGTGCTGAAACGAGATCGCATGCGTGTGGAGGCAGAAATGTCTACCCATGCCAAAACCATAGCTGATAATACTCCAGGGGAATAACATGGATGCTTTGCTGGCGTCTGAAATGAAGGGCAACGCAATGGTTGCTGCTGCCCGTAAGGGGCGATCTGCCAAGGCCCCTGAATCCCGTTCCCTATCCTCGGGGGGTTATGGTTATGGCAGTTCCCGCGATCAGGAACGGTCCAAGAAGCAGTACAACCTGAATACGGGTTGGACCTTTGCTGCCATCCGTCCGATCGCTGTACGCTGCGCCAAGCAGCCCTACCGCGTTGGGAAAATGGTCAAGTCCAAGGAGGACAAGACCCATCTGAAAAAGATGCTGCCTGATTTTCTGAAGGGCCAGATGTCAGAAGATCATGACATGGAGGTTCAGAAAAGTCACCCCCTGCTGGAAGTGCTGGCCGATCCCAATGAATTCATGACTGAGTGGACTCTCAAATTTGTCACAGCGGCTTCTATGCAACTGGCGGCAAAAGCCTTCTGGTGGATGAAGAAATCCAAGCGCACCAAGTATGGAATTGACATCTGGCCTGTGCCTGCACACTGGGTCGAAGCAAGTTCCAGAAAAGGTAAGAGTGGCTGGCTCATCACCCCGCCTGGGGCTTCTGAAGGTGAATTTGTCTCCAGCGACGAGATGGCCTATTTCTACTACCCTGATCCTGCCAATCCGTTTTTCAGCCGGGGGCCGATGGATGCTGCTCAGCCTGTGGCAGAAACGTCAGATATGATTCTGGCTGCTCAGCGGGCCACGTTTGACAACATTGTGGTTCCTACCACCTTGTTCATTACGGGCAAGGTTCCGGGCGATGATGGTAAGCTGGAACGTCCTGAACTGACGACTACCCAGCGGAATGAGATTGAGCAGAGTTTGCGGCAGTTGTATCGCCCCTTGAGTAAACATGCTCGTATGATGGTGCTGGACCGCATCATTGAAGATGTCAAACTGCTCAATCAGAAGCCGATGGAAATGGATTTCCAGGAATCGGGGACAATGACCAAAGAGCAGATCATGCAAATCTTTGGCGTCAATGAAATCGTGGCGGGTTCGGTACAGAATGCCAATCGTGCTGCTGCCACAGTGGCTACCGAAGGCTTTCTGGATAATGTAGTGAACCCCCTGCTGACATTGATGTCTCAGGTTATCAACCAGTGGGTTATGCCACTGTTCAGTCCCAAGGACAGCAAGTTGATCCTGTGGATTGAAGAAGCCAAGGCGATGGATCAGGAGGGGCGCCGGGCTGATTTGCAGTTTCTGGCCAATCTTGGTGGACTGCTTGTTGATGAAGCCCGCAGGGAATACGGCTATCCTCCGCTGCCTAATGGTCTGGGACAGGTGGTGGTTCGTCCTGCTATGCTGGTGGTGGAACCAATCGACGGCAGCGGCCCGCTTCCTCCTCCTCAGCAGCAGGATCAGTTTTCGCAGAATGCTGGGGATGAAGTACAATCAGATCATTCAGCCCAGGAGGCTGCTGATAATGGCAAAGGCTACTGGGAAGAGACGTTCGCTGAAGCTGAACTATGGAACGATGTGGCTGAAGCAGCACGGAACGAACGAGAGGCGGTTTGCCCGTGATCTGAAGGGGTTGTTTGAGTCGCAATATCTCAGTGTTTTGGAGGCTGTAAAGAATTCAGGTGGGGACTGGAAGCCAGAAACTGTTTACCAACCTGAACAATGGCAGTCACGTCTACTTACGATTGCAAGAAAACATCTGGCACAATCTGCGGCTGTCGGCGCCTGGACATATCAGGCTGTTTCAGGGAAAGCCAAGGATGATCTGAGCAACTTTCTGATTACCCTGCCTGATGAAATTCAGGCAGTTGTCAAACAGGCAATTCAGGATACATTGGAAGAGGATTACTGGAACGAAATCAACCGTGAGACCTTGAAAAGGCTGCGGCGGGTTTTACAGCGAACTATTCTGGAGGGTTGGGGTCTAAGGGATCAGGTCACTGAACTGAATCGGGTTTTGGGGCCACAAATCTCAGGCATGCGAGCCCTGACGATTGCCAGAACAGAAACGACCGCCGCCTTGAATTCAGGCTCGTATGCAGTTCAGCAGGATTTGGCACAACGGGGTTTGATTCAAGGCAAGGAATGGCTGGCAGCAATAGATGAGGCAACACGGCAGGCGCATCGGGAAGCAAATGGCCAGCAGGCAGGTGTTATGGGCCTGTTTCGACTGGTCAATCCCAAGACTGGGCTAGAGGAATTTGCCCCCTATCCTGGGTATCACAAGCTATCAGCAGCACAAAGAGTTCATTGCAGGTGTACGTCAATTTCCGTTCGTGCGGGGTGAGGAGATATGTCCAGAGGACGCATCGCGATAGATGTGGATGTGGAAAAGAATCAGAGTATCCGTGAGATTGCCCACGAAGCGCTGGATCGACTGATGGATGAGGTAGATGGGCAAGAGGGATATTTTGGGGTTTTAGGTATTGACGTGTCGTTCCAAAACGGATATTTTCGATCCGTTGAGGAAAAGCGTTCACGAACACACAAATAGCAGTAGGGTAGAGGGTAGTCGGAACAACCGAGCCCCGCAGGTTCATTAGAACCTTGCGGGGCTTTTTTTGCGCGCTATGCCAATTCCCAAGCCCCATAACGGTGAAGAACAACAGGCATTTGTCAGTCGCTGCATTTCTGCAATTCATGGGGAGTACACGGCTGAGGGACAAGCGGCAGCCATTTGTTACAGCGCCTGGAGAGACAGGGACAAATCCATGCAACTTCTAGAAGCAGCACGCCAGAACCTGTCGGGCATCATCACAGCCGATCGGTATTTCAAGAGCATTCAAGGCTGCTTTGAAGGCGGGCTGTGCCCTACTGATCTGTGGGAAGGTTCATCTCCTGAACAGTGGACCAAGGCACTGGAAGAGGCTGCCGAGCGACTGGTCTACAGCAACCCCGATATGGTTGTGAAGGATTTGGGCTTTACCGGCCTGTCCATTACACCCGGCGCAGTGATGGATTTTGATGCCATCATCACCAGTACCAAGCAGGATCGTGACGGAGACATTCTGGAAACAGGTGGGGCTACCTTTGACCCCAAGATGCCGCTGCTGTGGCAGCATATCCCGATGCAGCCGATCGGGAAAATGGTAGCGCTGACATCCCACACCAAAGATATGGCACAGGGGCGTTTTGCCATCGCCGACACAGCTTTAGGACGAGATGCGGCTGTGCTGGTCGAAATGGACGCCCTGCGGATCAGTCACGGCTTTGAAGCTTTGGAATATGAGCCCATTGAGAAGGGCGGTCGGTTTCGTATTAAGAAACTGGCAGTATTGGAAACCTCATTGGTTTCCGTGCCGTCGAATACGGACGCAATTATCACTGCGTTCTCACGTCACAAGCTCCATGCCCCATTGATTAAGAACTGGGCCGGTAAGCTGTTTGAGAAGCGTCCTGTCACGGTTGCTGTTGCCCTTGATCTGAAAACACCCAAACCGCCTTGTGCCTGTGAGCATAAGGCCCATGCAATTAAAGGGTTGCCGGCGCCAGAAGAGGAATTCAGTAGTAATTGGGAACGGATTGCTTCCAAAGCTCTTGGGAAGAAACATTTCAACCCCGAGATGGAATACGTTCCGCCGTCAAAGCTGGAATATGAATGGGTGTCGCGATATCTGGGTGTGGAACTGAAGCACATCTTCCAGAATGAAACTCGCATTCCAGCCTATCGCTGCGGCTCCTTCTTGGAAGGACTCAAGAATGTGCAGGCTGAGTACGGATCAGTTCGTGAGGACTGCCGCAATATCAACGGCAATGGGACTGAAAACCCGCCTGTCTATGAAGTGATTCAGCTTAATAGCAAGGAATCTCGGGACTACCTGATTGACGGCATCGGATTCTACAAGTCCGAAGCCGGCCGGTTTGTCATCAATATCCAACCTGACTGGAGTGGTGTGCGGATGATCGTCTATACGGCTGACGATCAGGCTCAGGTGAAACTCAATCGCGAATTGATTGACAAAACATGGAACTGGGCAATTGAAAACAACTTTATGAAGGGAGAAGCCTTCAATCTGTCGGGCGACTTCCTGCCGCGTACAGGGGAGACCTTTGAGGATTTGTTCCTCACCAAGAAAAACGAAGACCCCTTGAAGTTGATGATCTCCCAAGTCAACAAGAAGGGCAAGAACACTCCTAATCGTGGGATGATCTTCCTCGGCCCTCCGGGCACAGGCAAAACCCTGTCTGGTAGGATCATCAAGAACGATGCAAAGTCTACGTTCATCTGGATCAGTTCGCGGGACTTTTGGAAGTTTGGCAGCTTTGGTTCCATTACTGCTGCGTTTGACATGGCTAAGGAACTGGCGCCGGCTGTCATCTTCTTTGAGGATATTGACAACTGGATCGGGGACACGACAACCGATCTGCTGAAAACCGAACTGGATGGCATTGGGCGCTCGACTGGTGTTGTCACTATTTTGACCACCAACTATCCCGAACGCTTTCCTGCTGCCCTGATTGACCGTCCAGGCCGTTTTCATGATGTTCTGAAATTTGATTTGCCGACCGAGGAAGAACGCAAGCGGATGTTGAAGAAATGGCTACCTGATCTGGATGAGGTTGCCGTCAAGGATGCTCTGAAACGGACTGCGGGTTACAGCGGCGCCCACGTCTATGAACTGGCGAAGTATGCCAAAACGATTCAGGAGTCTGAAGAACTTCAGATCGGCGAAGCAGTCACCAAGGCACTGGACAAGATCAAGGAACAGCGGGAACTGATTGACGAGAATCAATTGTCTGGCAGTCACTACAAACCCCGTCGTGCCTTTTCGGGCATGCAGACCAAGAGATTCAGCGCGGAATCCAGTGGCTTTCTGATGTGTCAATGCGGGCATGTCGGGATACCTGCTGAATTTTGCAAAGGGAATGACGATCGGGTTGGGTGCCCTGCCTGCGGCGTGGTTGGACCTGCAGACAGCTTCCGGCCTGCCCGATCGTCTATCAGTCTGGATGAAGCAGGAAGAGCCTGTATCGAACAGGCGGCGTCTGATCCAACCAAAGCGAAACGGATTGCCGAAGCAGTGCTGTCACAGGCACGGCTTGCCCAGTCCAAGAAGGACTATGCGGATTTGTTGTCACTGGTTTAAGTCGGGGGTGTACCCCGGCATGTAACTCCAATTTGGGAGAATGAGATGATTCTGTCGCAAAAACTTCGTGACCACGCGGTTGCGAATCTCGGAGTTGCTGCCGATGCCTCCGAGGATGCTTTCAAGTCGGCTATTGCTCTGGCCTTGGTGAACGGCAAGATCGACACCAAGACCATTGACAGTCTGGTTGCGGAAGATGATCCGCAGGCCAAACTGCAGAAAATGATTGACGACCGTATGGATGCGGCCTTCTCTCGTTTTGCGCAGACGTTGGAAAAGGCCAAGCCTGTGGCTGAGATTCCTGCCGGCGCTGAGATGCCGAAGAATCCTGCCAAGTCTCTGCCTGACAATCCTGCCGATCCGCGAACCCTGCTCATGCAAGGTGGTCCCACGGGGGATGGCATTCGTGTCAAGAAGGCGTCGGATTGCTACGACGGAACAAAGTCCGCTGCTGTCTGGCAGAAGAGTCAGGACGCTGGCGAATATGCCAAAGATCGTCCCGCCTTCATCTGGGAAGGCAACGGCAATGGCGTAGCAGCCCCGCGTTACATCGACAACCCTTCTCGCAAGGAGAAGGCCAAGATGAACGCGGTGTTCAAGCACAAACTGCGCGGCATTCCAGGCATGAAGGATCATGTCCGTATGACCGAGCACGAAATGGAACTGGTCAAGGAAGCCGTTCATGAAGATCGCTGGGTTGGTACGCTGCACAAGGAAGAGCACTACACCGGCTCGCGCATGTTGAAGGATTACGATGTCAAGGCTGTCCTTGACGAATCGGGCGCGTCGGTTGGTGCTGAGGCTGTTCCCGAATACTTCGACGATGCAATCATTCGCACGCCGCTCCTCAGCGGGGAACTGTTCCCCTATGTGGAAGTTGTGCCGATGGCGCGTGGATCGTCGGTGGACGGTGTGAAGATCGGCACGCCGACGTTTGTCAGCACGGCTGAGGGTACGGGTATTACCCCCTTCGACACGACCGCCTTCAACACGGCGTTCGACACGACCATCTTCCCTGCGTCGGTCGTGTTTGAATGGGGTCTCGATTTCGAGGCCGATGCTGTGGACGGCTATATCCAGCAGGTTATCCAGCAGATCGGCGAAGAGTCGAAGCGCTGGCTGGATGAGCAGATTGCCATCGGGGACGGCACGACCGAGCCCCAGGGCATCTTTGTGGCGACCAACACGGCTGTTTCGGCCATTGGCACGCACACATTCAGCAGCTTCACCTATGCTGATATCGTCAATCTGGCTTTTGGTATCAACAAGGCTCATCGCAACGCCTTCGGTGGATCGTTCACCCGCTTTGTGATGAATGACCCGCAGTACAAGTCGTTGCTGCAGATCGCTACGGGTGTCACTGGCGATACGCGGGCAATCTTCGGCATGGCTTGGAAGAGCTACATGCTGGGTGATTACCCCGTGTCCGTTCAGAACAACATCTCGAACGGCAACCTGGGCCTGTGCAACCTGCGGGGCTACCGCATGTACCGACGCCAGGGCCTGCAGTTCCTGCAGGATGAAACCGGCCGCACGAACCGCTTGGCACATACCAAGCTGCTCATGGGGCGTATGCGGTGGGGCGGTCAGTTGACCCTCGCCGGGTACATGGGTGAGATGACGACCTAATTGACGGGCGGTTTGGAGCGCACCTGCTGGCTGGCATCCTATCGCACCTGCCAGCAGGTTTTTCTTGCGATAGTCTGGGAAGCATTCAAGAAGGAGATCGGTGTAATGGCCTATCCAAAAGATGAACTTGTAATTGAAATCGACCACCCTCGTAATTCGCCGGTCTACTTCCATCCGGCAAATCGGGAACTGCGGAGTAAGTTTATCACCTCTCGTGGTGGTGGACGCCCGCAGGCCCCTTTGATGGTATTCACTGGTGACAACGCCATTCCAGGGCAACGTGTCATCCTGAACCTGAAGGGGCGGTACGCCAAGATCATTGATCCGCTCTGTGATGCTGAGAACAAGCCGATCCTGGAGCTTATCAATCGGGTAAACAAGAATTTGAACCCTCCGCAGGGACAGAACAAGGGGGAAGACCCGATTGAGCATCGGCATCTGACGGATCATGTCTCCCTGTCATGGCTATATTACATGATGAACCTTTTGGAAGGTTCTCGTGTGAATCTGCCTGACCCACGGGAAGATGGGGGCCTGTTGTACGAGAAGCGGCCTTTCGCTTTTCTGGTGGCCGGTCGGATACCTGACGAATATCCCAATATGCTGGAACTGCGCCAGACGGGAAAGATTCTGACGTTCAATCCACAGAAGTTCCGTGGCGAATCTCCATTTTTGGAGAAGCTACCTGATGAAGAATATGCGCGTGTGCAGGAGGCTCTGGCAGCGGGGGTCTGAGGCATGCGTATCGGCCTGGTCTATCTGCATTATACTTCATGGCCCAAGTTTGAATGGGTGCATGCGGCATTGGTGAGGATGGGCCATTCGATCTGGCGTATTCAGGAGATCGAGGAACTGGCCGAAGCTGATAAGTCCTGTGACCTGATTCTGTTTGAACATCGGGAACCCGGCCCAGGACGCAAGCAGATTGTAAAACTGTCGAACCATCATCGTGCCCTGTGGGTTCAGTGGTGGTTCGACTTGTTCATTGAACAGGGACATCAGGATTTAATTCCCCTGTATGGTGATTTGGCTCGGGCGATGGATTATGTGCTGGTCAAGGAAAGAAGCTCACTGCCGAAGTATCGGGAACTGGGGATCAATGCCTTCTGGTCAGACCAAGGCTGCCCCGGAACCTTGCGGTACGAGGCACCGATTGACCTCCCTGCGTTTGATGTCTGCCTGTTTGGCAGTCGGAATCCTCAGTATGTCGATCGTATTTCGGATGTCAGGGCTTTGTTGGCAGCCGGTTTTAGCGTCCTGTGGGCTGGGGATGGCACAGATTACGTGTTGGGTGCTGAGAATCGTTCCTGGTGCCCGCCAGACGCCTTGCCGAGCCTTTTATCACAGGCTGCTGTATGCCTTTGCACAGACCTGCGCCACGATATTGACGGGTACTGGTCAGATCGTCTGTGGCTGGCTGCTGAGTGCGGTTCAGCCATTGTTCGACGGGAATCCCCAGGTTTACCGAAGTTACCCATCTTTACATATAGGGATTCAGCCGGTTTGGTGACAACTGTACGGGATTTGTTGCAGCGAAAGGAACTGCGGCAGGTATCTGGGAAAGCCTGCCGTGAAGCAGCGCTATTCAACACATATGAACACATGATTTCAAGGTGGTTCCATGCAATCGGTTTCTCACAACCGTGCTTACAGACAACAGGAAGGTGTCTGTCGGAAGTGTCTGGGTAAAAAGACAGTCATGATGACTAAGGCTGGCAAGCCTGTGGAAATGGAATGTCCAGTCTGCCAGGGAACAGGCAAGAGTCGTCTGGCAACCAAGTGAGCTTTCTGTGTCATTTGAAATTACAGTAGTTCGCGGACGCACAAGAGATTTCTCTGGCACGTTATACGAGTCAGATGAAACCACTCCCATTACGCCTGATACGGGGAGTGTTGTGAGATTCAAGGCGGGCCGACGCAATCTGGCTGCCCCTGTGCTGGAGATCAGCAGTGTTGCTGCCAATGCAAACGGTAGTGTGATGACATTGGATATCAGCACAGGGGCCTGGACGATGAAAATTGCACAGGGCGACACTGCCGACCTGTTGCCTGGGCCATATGAAGCTGAAATTGCCCTGGTTGATAGTGGTGACGATGACCTTATCAAGTCAGCCGAACAGGGTGTGTTGAACATCCTGCCTGCGCTGGCTGGGGATATAGGACTGACGTGATCTGCTCAACGGCGGATGTACTGAAGTATCTGGGAAAGGCCAGTTCTGCAACTGATGCGGAATATGGCCTGATCGCACTTATCCAGCCCTTGGCCGAGGGTGCGCTGCGGGACTATATCCGCTATGACCCCGAATACAAACTGCATATCGAGTTTTACCCGGAGACCAATCAATACCCCAGCGACAACGAAGAGACGCTGGAAACGGTTGGCAGTCGGGTAGTCAGTGGACTGGGATTTTCCGATCAACGGATTATTCGTGTCCGTCATCACCCTCTGCGTTCCATCGTTAGCATCTACGAAGATCATGCGTCCCGTGCTGGTTTCAGTCCCAACTCGTCGGACTTTTCTGTAGATACGCTGTTGACCCAGGGTGTGGATTACATGCCTGATATCAATCAGGACGGGTTCAGCGACAGTGGGATGATCGAGAAACTGAATGGTTCCTGGTCCCGCCGGCGCCGCACGGTCAAGATTGCTTATTACTCAGGCTATACCGCTGCTGAATTTGATGGGACAGCAGATAGTGGGATTGATGCACAGGGACTGAAGTTCGCCGTACTGCTGGCCATCGTCGGGGCCTTTCAGGAATCGCTGGCGTGGCAGGGTACGGGCCAGACGGCTGGCCCCCTGCAATCTGAATCTATCAGTACATCAGGCCATAGCCGCACCTTTGCTGGGCAGGGCATCTCCCTGACTCAGGGGATGATGGTATCTCTGCCTCCGAAGGCGAAGCAACTGGCTTCCAAGTTCAGGAGGAATCTGCTGTGAGCCTCCTGACTGAATTTACCAAAACTGTCACGATTAAACGGCAGTCGGTGGAAAACACCGACGCCATGTCGGACAAACTTACCTATACGATCGCAGCCAGAGGCTCACTGCCGACACAATTGGACTGCCGAGCTATGAAGGCGTCTGCCAACGAACGCTTTCAGTATGGGATTACAGACGAGAATGCTACGGATTACCTGCTGTTCACCACCGATCCGCAGGTAGATGAACGGGACCAGATTCAGGTGTCTGCTACTTCCACCCAGCCCATCCGTCTGTTGAATGTTCTGACACAGATCAATGTGCAGGAACTTGACCGCCTGTGGATTGTCTCGTGTCAGGAATCTTCACGGGGGGTGAAGTAATGGCTGCTAAATTCACATGGTATGGCAAAGCCTTTGAGGAGGATGTCAAAAGGGCACTGAAAGACGCGATGGATGAGTCGGCACAGGTCATCAACGATCATATCAAGCAGAAACTGAGCGGTGGTCGCAGGGGCGACATCGGCACAGGCGCACAGGGGCCTGGTATGCCACCGGCTGTAGATATGGGCCGTCTCCGCAATATGGTGTTTTGGGATGCCCCTGATCGTTTTTCCCGACGTATTGGGGTTATGCGAGATGAGAAGGCGCCGGGCAAGGCGATTGCTTTGGAGATCGGTGCCCATATCAAGGCCAAGAAGGGATCATATCTGGCCATTCCGTGGTCAGCAGCAGCTAAGAATCACAGCCGTAGTGGGGGTTCGGCCAAAACATTTGATGCTGGGGGCAAACGCTTATTCAGGGTGGGCCGCAATAAGAACGCTACAACGATTTTTCTGGTGGAACGGGTGCGGGGCAAAAATGCCCGTCACATTATTCACTACATACTGACTCAGCATGTGGATATCCCCCCACATCCTTACCTGCGGCCTTCACTGGACGAATGCCGTGCCAAGGTGCAGAAGATTTTTGACAGGCCCATGATAAACCACGCTACACCGTCGTTTTCTGTGTCTACTGACAAGAAATGAACATTGATATCGTCAAGGCGATCAAGGTCCGCTGGAATGCCCGCAGTCTCACTTCGGTGATTACTGGGGGCATCCATAACGGTCGTTGTGCGCCTAAGACTGAGATGCCCTATGCCATTCTGAGCAGTGTTAGCGATACGCCGATCAACAAAACCTACTCCAGCCGCTACAACCGCGCTCTGATCCAGATTGATGTCTATGGGACCACGGCTGATCTGGTGGGCTATTACGCGGGCCTGATTCGTGAGGCTTTATCCAATTCGCAGGATGCTTTGTCAAATCCATTGCTGGCCGATCCCACTACGGGAAAGATTCTGACGTTTGAGCCTGACGGCAATCCTGTGGAAATGAATGAATCGGATGATGTTTGGCGTTCGATGCAGACATTTTCCACGAGTTATTCCGAATCCCGTAATCTGATACCTGCGGTGTAACAATGTCGATTACGGCACAACTTACAACGATCATCGAAGTCTCCTACAAGGAAGACTACGATCGTGATATTGCCATTGACACCGAGGTTTACAACACGCGGCAGGACAGTCGCACTACCTATGTGGATGGCAGCAGCACATCCACGATTCATCGCATTTATTCCAAGCGACGTTCACTGACAGCAGCTTCAGGCACGGATGATCTGGATTTGTCCAATCTCGATCCTGGTGAACCACACGCTGTTCCCATCAATTTTGACAAAGTTCGTGCCATCTATATCAAGAACAGGGAACCTGTTGATGTAGATGGCGCCAATCTGATTATTACTCCCTCTCCCTCCAATGGATGGAGTGAACTGTTTGATGGTATCAGTTCAGCGAAGATTGTCCTGGGACCGCAGGATGAATTTGTCCTCACCAGAAAACAGGATGGGATTGACTGCCCAACCAATGCTAGTACGTTGCGAATTACTCACGATGGTGGGTCGAGCGGCGCCGTAGAGTATGACATTATCATCGCGGGTACAGTTTAACTTTCATCAGCCAAGGAGACTGTTATGAGTCGCGGAATTTCGGGTAATCGTGGATCGGTGCTGCTTGGCTCATGCCACATCTCCGAACTGACTGATTTTACTTACACCTTTGATCGCGGCCTGAAAATGTACAACGCCTACTCAGGCGGCGGCTGGCAGAGATCGGTACTGGGCAACAAGAAAGTGACTGGTACAATTAAGGGGAAATATGATTCCTCTGATCCTATTGATGTGGTACTAAACACCGATAGTCTGGTGACGCTGCGCCTGATTTTCGATTCCAGTCCTTCGGAATACATGCAGGGTGAAGCTCGTCTGGGATCAATCACCTTCAATATCAATCTGGACACAGGTGATGTTCAGGACTGGTCCTGCCCCTTTGAATCGGATGGAGTCTGGTCGTTCAGTTAATTGTCAACCCGGAAACCAACCAACCCCGGAGTTTTTATGAACGCTGATGGAATTTCTCACATAGCGGGCTTAGGCCCGCTTGTGACTTTAGGTGGCCGTCAATGGATTGTGAAAGGCCGCACGCTGGAATACTACTCCATGATGGAGGCTGAAATCATCAAAAAGCGGGGCAACCCGTTTGAGATGGTGGTTCTGGCAGCCCGAGAGTCACGGGATGATCTAAAGGTGGTAGATGCTGTGGCTGTGTCAGTTGCGGAACATTTCCGTAACTGGCGGTTTGCCAACTATCAGGACTACATTGCCTTCAATCAGACTCCCTATGGGGAGGCTTTTCAGGTCTGGGCTGCCATCCGTCACCAGGATGAGAATCTGACTGTGCAGCAGGTACATTTCTGGCTGATGGAATTGATCGTGCTTGGCGGGGCCAATAAGCGCACCGAGATTCTGGATGCCATCGAACAGGCCAGCAGCGAGGATCAGTTGGGAAACTCTACTGGCCCCCAAATGACGACGACAGCGACAGCGCCAGTGGTTTGATTCCATGGCGCAGTATCTTCAAGTCGTTGGCTGAAAAGCACAATTGGGGGCCTGAAACAATCCTGAAGATGAATCTGATTCAGTTGCGGATTTATCTGACGCCTCTGGATGAAAGCGGGCAGACAGTTAAACGTACCCCTGCTGCTGCTCGGGCATTGAAGGCCAAAAGAGAAAAGGAACGGGCAGATTTTGTGGAGCGTTTGAAGGGAAGCATTCGTTATGGCTGGTAGTAAAATCGCCGAAGCATTCATTGGCTTGAATGTTGATGGGGTAACCAAGGTCTCTAATGACCTGAAAACGGTTGAATCCCAGTTCAATAAGTCGATGAACTCCATGAATTCCAACGTACTTTCCGTGGGCAATACCATGTCCACAAGATTCAGACAGGCCATGCTGCAGACCAGTTATGGCGTGCAGGACTTTCTGGCTGTCTATGGCACAATGGGACTGCAGGGAGCACTGCGGGCCTCAATCAACAATTTGGGCATGGTTGCTACGATCGTGCAAGGCCCTGTGACAGGCGGGCTGATGGCTATGGGCCTCGCCATTGGATCGGTCCTGATCGAGAATCTGGTGGGGGGCAGAAAGAAAACAGATGAATTTCGCGGTTCTGTTGATGCACTGGTTCAGTCATTCAAAAATGCCAAGAGTGCTTCTGAGTTTGGCGCTGCTTTGCGCAAAGCCGCAGATGTATCTGATGTGACCGATGCAGCTAAGGCCAATGCTGAAATAGTGGAGGGCAAGAAGAATATTGCTGAACTGAACATTCAGATTGATGATGCTTTCAAGCAACGGGAAGAAGCCAAGGCACTGGCTGCAGCAGGTGCTGTTGGACTGGGATCAGCGTCCATGAGCGCTGAGGAAAAATCAGCAGTGGCACTTACTCTGAAATATGATGATATTATTGCCAAGCGCAAGTCTGGCTTTAAGTTGTCAATGGATGAAAATAAGTTCCTTAATGAAGTTGAGGCAGACGGAGCCAGAAAACTGCGTGATGCTGATCGCCTTCGCAAACAAGTAGAGTATCGTGCATCAAAAGTAGGTGTAACTGACCCCGAGACCGGCGCATTTATGCCAGGAACATTTGACCC